ATGGTAGTGTGCGAGGTCACAAACTTACTGATAAGCAGCGCCGTTACTTTGGTGCAATTGCTTCTGGAAAGAAGGATGGTGGAACCATACACATAAATCCGGAAAATAGAGGCAAATTTACCGAATCTGCTAGACGTGCAGATATGGGAGTTCAAGAATTCGCATCGCATGTTCTATCTAACAAGGAAGATTATTCTACTACACAGATTAGGAGAGCAAACTTCGCCAAGAATGCTTCTAAATGGAATCGTGAAATGGGTGGAGATGTTCCTTTGTCTTCTACGTCTTTTGAGGTAAATGGAAATCCTAATGTTGCCGATTCGGAACATTATAAAATGGGCGATACCTTGGTGCGCTTGGATGATAAAGAAGTATATAAAGAAGGTGAAAATAATGGATTTGTATTCTCGAATAAGCTTAAAGATCCTGTGACTAACAAGCGTTTTTCTCAACTTGCTAAAGCTCAAGAACTAGGTATTAAAAACGCTGAGAAGCAAGTTGCTAGAAATCCCTACGATACTTTTTCGATGAATACTGTTAATAGAAATAACCAAAATCTAGCTGATATTGCCATGCGCCAAGAGTTATCAGCGGCAGCTCAGGGACTTCGTAATCCAACAAAATCTTTTCAAGATGGAGGCTGGCTAAATTCAAGATATCCTTATCCTAATTCTCCTCTATGGAATCAGGGAGTAACTCCTGCTAGTCCAGAAGAAATGGCAAAACTTAGAAACGCTGTGGCAAGTCAGCTAGATATGCCTATAGATAGGACACCCACCGTGCAAACTCCTGCAGATGTTATGCCTAACCTATTAGGAGTCGCAGAGACACCTAGCAACGTAATTCCACAAGTACAAGGTTCTTCGTCCAGAAACCAGGTTATTCCCACTTTGAGTAATGCCGAGCTTATGGACAATTACAAGAATAATACTAGTGATCCACTTCTAAGAGCTGAGGTTATACGGCGAGGTTTACTACCTAAAAGCAAATCTCAACCAAGCAAGGTTTCTCCATCTAAATCACTCTCGGCGCCTGCTGGAGATCCTCTACTGGCAAGTATAGAAAACTATTCTGGTCCAGAGGGTCCTTATGGACAGTCCATACGAGATATCTATAGAACGAATATGCCTTTCACTGCGATTCCTTCTAAACGAAATCCAATGCCTACTGAAGTGCAAAGTATTAATAGAGGCCTGATTAGTCCAACTGGATCTACCAATATTCCACTGCCCGCTACTAATGCTGTTAACGCCGGAGACTCAAGTAGCTTCGTTCCCGGGGAGAATACAGCATATCCAAGAACACCCTTTACATTTGGAGACACTCTACAAACACTATCGGCTCTTTCCAAATTCGGCTTTCTTATAGGAGGCCCTGAGAAGGAACGCGCCTATACCAATACTACTCCAATTACACAACAAGTATATGACCCTACTGCGGCTCTCTATCAAAACAAACGAGCCTATTCGAATGCGCTCAATAGATTAGCATCTACAACATCTCCAAATATGAACCGTGCTTTGGCTGGTTCTTTGTACGCATCTAACCTATCTCAGCAGAATCAAATATTGTCTCAATATGATCGAATGAATCAAGAAGCTCGTCAACAATACGAAAATCGTGTTGGAGCTCGTAGAGCAGAAAATATTCGCTATGGAACATATGCCGATCAGATCAATGCTCAGAATAGAGGTATGTATTTAAACACTGTACAGAATGCGTTTGATACTTTATCTGGACTAGGTCAAAACTTCAACCAGAAATCAAAATCAAATGCAGCTCTAGCTATGCTACAAGAGTCTTATAAAGATGTATTCGATCGTTATATGAGAGCTATAAATCAACAAAACTTATTCCCGGGCAATGGCAATTAATCGTTATTTTCAACCAACTAGATATCAAGGAGACTTTTATACTCCACCGATTGAGTTGCTAGGAGAAGTTTTACAGCAAGCTCAGAAAGAGTATAATGACAATTATGCACTAGCCTCCCAGATAAAAAATAAGTATATAAATGCCCTTGCTCCTGACAGAGCTACTGCTAATACTATCCAATCTGAATGGGAAGGTCGCATAGATAACATAGTTCAAAAGTATTCGGGCGATTACTCACAGGCTACCAAAGACCTTAATGTACTCCTTTCGGACATGCAAAAAGAGTATGGACCTGGAGGCAGGGCACACGCTATAGAATATAATTATAAGACTTGGACTGACCATTGGAGGAATGTTCAGGAAGGGGTTCAAAAGAAAGTATACACTGCTCAACAAGCCAGTGCTTTACAATCGCAGTTCTATTCGCAATATAAAGGCATTGGAACAAAAGATCCTATGACGGGTGCTTATACTCAAGCCAATCCCACTGTCTTGCAGCCTTATGTGGACGAACAAGAGATTATTCAAAAAGTAATAGAGAAAGTACCTAAGCGCTCAGGCAAGACAGTAGTACCTGTTCCAGATGGACAAGGACGTATAATCATGCGCACACAAGAATATGACTATATAGATCCCAATGATATGAATAGTGCTGTCTCTCAAACATTGCTAAACAACGATGCTTGGGTAAATTATAATAAGCAACTTGCTGAAATGCAAGGCGAAGATCCGCGAACTTATGTTGCTAGTGCTATCCAAAACTTAGTCCAAAATGTAACTCCACTCTATTCGGGGATTTTAAGACAGGTTAACGATGTTAAGATCGATTACGATCAAATAGCTATGGAAAACCTTAGGCATTCCCATGCTTTAGCACGTCAAAGAGAGCAAGATGCTAACTCTATGAAGCGTATGCTTCTGAAGCACGCTTTAGATAATCCAACAGATTCTGGAGAAGATTTAGTTCGTATTGGAACTAGAACCAGTGCTACAGCTTTTCAACCAATTGACAAAACTGAAGGGTTAACTAGCGGTTCTAAGTTTTTATGGCCATGGAGCGATCCGTCTAAGGATAAGTATCAAAAGTTGAGCTTAGACCAAGTTCTTTCTAATCCTAAAGCATATTCAGATAGGTACAATGTTCCACTTTTGAGTGCGGCCAAAGAGGCCGCTGAAATATGGAGAGATGAAAATGGTAATCCTGCCAGAGATAAGCAAGCCCTAGCCTTTGACATTTATAATGCGAACTTAAAAGAATCGGTTGGTAGTGGTGTATTCATGCGTCGCTTTGGAGATCCTAAACAGATGACTCGTGAAGCACAAAGAGCTTTGCCTCAAATTCAAGCCGCTACAACCACTATTCACGAGTTCAATTTAGATACGGGAACATCACAACCTATTACAGATGTGGATAAACGTAAAAAGATTTACGGAGAACTCTACGATACTGAGACAAATAAACCACGTCAATATGCTCTAGGTAGAACTTCTGTACAAACGGGTGTTCCATTCGGCTTGGTATTTGCTAAAGAAGATGGCTCGGGTTATTATATTATTGAAGAAGCTCACGAGGATATTAAGCGTATGAACCAAAAAGGTGGTATCTTTGAACGTGCTTTTGGTTTTATCAATACACCTACTCGCACTCAAGGGGGAGAACCTTTCGACTTTATAGACAATAATAAAGCCCTTACCGCTTTTGGAAAGATAGACTATGTTGTAAATCCAGACAATCCGGAGGTAATCATTCCGCCAATACACTATTACGATCCCGATCTATACGCCACCGATCCTCAAGCAGCGTTATATCGCGTACCAGTTACTGATGCAGATGGTAATGTCATCCGTAAACGCGTAATGACAGCTGCTGACATGGAACAAAAAATATTCCCCTCGGAAGCACAAAAGCTCTACGAAGTCAGAGGTGCAACTAAGGCCGATGTAACACGTTTTCCAGATTACTTAGAAGAATAATTATGCCACTAATCACTAACGATAAAACTAAGTCTCCTTACCTATCTTACCAAGGCCCTGTAATTCCAAATTACGGTGAGTTGGAGCGTTATGAAAAGTTAGGATCTTCAGATACCATATTAGGTAGAATGTTTGGAAATTATTACGACCGAGCATTCATACCCGAGTTGTCTCAAGCAGATCAACGTTATTACAATCAAGGAAATCTTAATGCCTTCCTATCCAATGCATTCAAGCTAGGTGCCGCAGTACCCGCCGGTATCCTAGGCTTGGCTAATGTAGTTGGTACCGCAGCTACTCCACTTGGCTGGACGTATATGGCTCAGAATGACGCTTCATTTTTAGAAGCTTTAGAGAAGAACCCATTAGGACAACTCTACAATGGCTGGAAAGGTTTTTACAATTCACTCTCTCCAGTATTTGCTCGCGAAGACTTTAATAAAGCTTCTTTCTTAGAGCAACTTGGTAGACCTGGAGAATTGCTATCTGCCAATACTGAGACTTTTCAGTTCTTAGCAGAGATGTTTTCTACAGCAGGAGCTATGGGTGCTTTGAAAGTAGGTACACGTGCAGCAAATTACTTAGCACGTAATAAACCTCTTTATAAAGCATTAACGTCCTTAGAAGGACCTAACGTGGCAAGGCTTGCAGGACAAATAGATAACTTAACCACAAGCAGCGTACTGGCTGCGGGAGAAGCTTCTTCAGAAGCACTTGATTTGTACGATCAGCAGACTAGAAAGTTATATCAAGAACGTCTAGAGGGTCTAAATAATCTTACGGACGAGGAGATCAATTCTAAAGCTGACGAAGCTGCCAAAAATGTATTTTGGGAGAACATGGCTACACTCGCCATAACTAATCATGCTTTCATGTCTTTAGTGAAACCTCTATTTAGAAGTGGCGAGAAACTTTCCAGAGGCAATAAATATGGTGTTCTCTTTAAGAATGGTCAATATGAACTCCCTAAATATGCTACGGATAAGGCATCTAAGTTCGAGCGGTTCTGGATGGATAAGGGATACACCCCAGGTGTAGTGACTAAAACGCTACTTGAGAACGTATTCTCTGAAGGTCTTGAAGAAAGTTTACAATATAATATACAGAAGATAAACGAGCTAGATAAATCGTTGTCTTCAGATACCTCTCTACTAGGATCGTTCGGTAGATATCTTAGTAGTTTGCCTAGCACATTAGATCTAGGCGACCCAGATAGATTGAAGGCCGCTGGATTAGGAGCATTAATTGGAGGTGGGCAAGTAGGCGTTACGTCCATTATAGATGCCCTAAATAGTGATTTAGATTTAGGTCCAGTAGCCGAATCTACAACTTTTCGTAAGAATCGTGACGAGGCGATAACGAATCTCAATAAGTCTTATACCGATTATTTTACTACTAATGTACTCAAAAAGACTCCTGATAAAAAAGGTAGGCTGTACACAAAAGAAGACGAGAATGGTATAAAGTTTTATAATGAGGTTGATGGAGCAGCCGAACAAATTAATCAACAGGATTATGTCAACTTAACTGAGCGGTACAACATCGATCCTGCAAAAGGAGGTCAATATACCATTAAGGGTGAATTCGAGTTAGATGCTAATGGTAAACCAATAAGAGATCCTCAAAAATTTGAAGCTCTTACAAAAGATGCCATCAAGTTCGGTGAGTTAGATGATTTGATTGAGCAAGAATCGCTAAGAACTAATCCTGATCTAATTAAATTAGAGCTATTGGAAAAAGAAAAACTTTCTCTACTAGCTTATCAAGGCTTTCAATCGGGTACTACAGATCTTCTTCTTGAGAAGTTGGATATGTTAAAAAATTCCTCACAGGAAGAACTCTTGGCTGCTGGAATGGATCCAGCTGAAGATATAACGGCTAAAATAGACTCGATGACTACACATGTTATCGAGCTGGAAAAACTATGGAATACGGTTCAAAATTCAACACTTATAGCCTCTAACTCTATAGAGGAGCACGAGAAAAACGCCAAGCGTAAACAGTTCTTATATTCAACTGGTGCTAGAGCACTTACCTTAGATAATCTTAATCGCAAGTTGACTGCAGAATTTGAAAATGGTGTTGCCGAGTTTGATCCAAATAACGAATTACAAGGAGTTCTCAAGACTCTTTTCGATCTTCATTATTTAGAAACAGATTTAGAACAACTCTTTGCAAAGAGAGCCTCTTACGAATCTGATGTTATCTCTCGTCAGTTAAATAAAGAGGTAATAGATAGCTTGGATGAAGAGATTAAGGCAAAGTTAGATAAACGTAAGACTCTTTACGAAGCTAGTGATTATCCAACTTTCAGACAAATCGCTTCCGATACTCGCGCAGAAAAACTGACGCAGCTAGCTAATAATAAACGGTTTATAGAGACAGCTAGAGAAAATCTTGGAAAAACATTTGACAAGTATCTTCACACAAGAACAGGTTTTGAATCGTTTGTTAAGGACACTAATAAAACTTACAAACCTGTTCTTACTTTTGATAGGGGAGTGGAAAAGCTTATAGTATCTTCTAAGTTAACTAAAGATGCCTACGACTTTTTCGAATCGAGAAAAATAATAAAAGAAGCTTTTAAAGAAAAAGTTAATCGCACATCTAAGGAGTTTTATTCGGAATATGTAGATAGCTTTGTTCGCTGGTTTGAAGATAACTTTAAACGTGAAGACGGAGAGTCTGTTGTTACACTAGCACGTAATTTGTCTCAGTTATACACAGACATTATGGCAGCTTCTCCCAGGATGTATGAAGATGCTGTAGATAAGCTAGAGGACCTAGCAGTTCGTTTGAACGATCTTGTCACCGAATTAGAAGCCCCTATTGTTACGCGCGCTAACGCTGTGGGAGAGACTCCGGATAATTTTATAGACTTTGCCGATACAGAACTCGAAAGCTCCGAAATGGACGAGTTCTTTAAAGATCTCAAAGATTATAAGCAGGCCAGTGAAATTAAAGAGGCTTTAGGTGTTATTCGCACCGATCCAAACGCTTTCAATTCTTTACGCTCACTAGTGGGAGGACCAACTCCTTTATCCACAGATGACGAGCTGAAAGAGAAAGTAGCTCTATCCTTTCTCGATGCTTCAGATGTTATAGCTAAAGCCTCAGGATACACGGATGGGCAGGTAAACGAGATGTATACTGACGATGTGTCTGTAATTTACGAAATAGAGAAGCTTACGAATCTGTTACCTATAATAAGGCAAAAAGATAACGAACTAAAGAGTTCTATCGAGGACGAATATATGGCAGCTCTTGAGATGCTTAACTATATACTAGATAAAGTCAAAGCTAACAAACTAAATAGAGCCGTTAAGGAAAAGGAAGAGAACATATTGTATGCTCTAGCCACACTCGAGAATGTAGGTATTAATACATCTGCAGGTACTTTTGATGAAACTAACCCTATTATAAGGCACCTTTTGAATAGTGTAGAGCGTGCAACTTTATCACTAGTAGCACAAACTGCTTCTACGGATCCGGTCATGGCTACCAAGGCTATATCAGATCTCTTGCAGTCGGCTACAGATGAAGATAATAGCGACACTCGTGTAATTCTATCCGAATTACAAGATAATTTGGTACGTAGCATTAAAACGCTGCTTACAGAAACTTTTAAGGATATAAAAATATCTGACGACGAGTTAGTTAGTTTAGCTAAATCACCTGCTAGGGTGTTTAAACATATCTTAAGTAAAGCCCTTTTTGCGGAACTCAAATCTACGCGTTTTAACTCGCCAGACATAAAGCAATTTATACAATCGTACGATCTAGTTACTCTTGTACGTAGTCGCAAACCTGTTACGGAAAGTGGCCTGGCGAATCCAGATTATGTAGATCGCAGTAAGGCCTCGCTTAACAACGGGAAGTTCGATCAGCTTTTAGATATGTACTTGGCACTAGTTTCGTTCTCTAGATTGGAGCGCCACATCTCTAGCACTGTCACTAATGCAGACATGTTAGAAGGACATATTAAACACGGTTTACTACAGCAAAAGAGTACAAAGCCTAAACCTGTAGCTTCCACAGGTCAAGAGCGTATTATTGCAGAACTAGTCGATTTCTTTACATCAGAAGTTGAACCTACATACGAGGTTAATAAAAATATAGCAGCTTTAAAAGCGCCTCCAGGCGCCGGAAAATCGCAAGTCATTACACCTCTCGTTTTAAGACTGGCTTCTTTAGAACCGACAGAAGTAATTGCGAGCGCATCTACGGCTGGTGCTGCCGCTAACATAGCTACTTCCATCGGCACTACAAGTAGTATGACTTTAATTCAGTTAATAGATGCTTTAGAGAATAATCAAATATCTCCACAGGTCAAAGTTATTATCGTAGACGAGTTAGGACAAGCAAGTTACGAACTCATTGATAGGCTATCTAGAGCTTTTGCTAAATATAATAGAACCAATACAGCAAAAACTCCACTTAAGATGCTTTACATCTACGATCCTAATCAGTCGACCGCTGGATATAAAGCAGTGCCTGATATAGAAGAGATTGGTTATAATATTCCAAGAGATGCTGACACGCCACAGACTCTACAGGCTGCTAAGGAAGGTAATTATTCTTTAGGTGGATATCTAGTATTTACTCAAAACTTGTATGATGTATCTACGATAAGAACTACATATAGATCCGATGTAGCACCCATAGTAGATTTGTTTTCGCAATTTGCTGCAAACACTTCCACTGTCTCTGACGTTAGAGCTTCTAGTTCTGTAGATCCTAGAGTAACTACTAAGAATATTATGGGAACTTTTGTAGAGGCAGATCCCAAGAGTTTAACGTCTATTCTAACAAAATCTATTTTGGAAAATCCAGATCGTACTCGAGTAGTTATAGTAGGTAACGACTCGCGTAAGGCACTGCTGCGAAGCGAATTAGATAAGTTGGGTTTATCCACTAGTGTATCTACAGTGAGAGAAGTACAAGGCCAGACATTCGATGAGGTATATGTCGATATTAAAGTAACAGACTCACCTAATGAATATCCGCATTTGTATGAAACTCCTACCAATTACAATAAGGATATAAATACTGCAATATCTCGAGCAGCGTTATTTGCCTATGTAGCTGGAATTTCTGGCTCTAATCAAGTTGATGCGGATATAACTATTAAAGCAGCAGCATCGGCAGCTACTAAAAAAGTAGATTATGATGAGTATGTTAAATCTAAGAAAGAAGAATTAGCAGTCTTAAAAAAACTTACTGGTGACAAAATTGGATCTAAAGCTCTACCTGTAGCTCCCACGGAGGAGGCAGAAGAGATAGAAGTGCCTGTGATTGAAGCTCCAGAAGCAGTACAGGTACAACCGCCCGTCTTAGATAATACATTAGAAGATGAATTGATTCAATTAGATGACGAAGTATCTGAAGACGAATCTTTCACATCGCCCGCCATTCCTATTACAATCCCTATGGAGGGAGAAGTAACATTCACGTTACAATATCCTTCTAATACAGCATTTACCGATCTAGCTAACTCGCCTAAGCTTAAACCTGGAGATAATTTAATTCTTGTTAAGGATACATATAAGCCGTCTGTAAAAGGTGGTTATAAAGAGCGAATTCTGGTGCTTCGTCCAGATGGTGGCGGTTTATATCGTATGGTAGGTGTTCTATCTGATAATGAAAGGCCACTAGTAGAGAAGAAACTGGGTATTAATTTTGATAATCTGAAGGGCCTTGAGTTTCCACCTCAGGGGGAATACCAAGTCGCTTACGATAACGAATTACTCGCTGGCGAGTTTATACCTTTATACGCCACTAATGATGTAAGCGGATTAACTTATTATTATGAAAGTGGCGAGCCTACTGCATTATTAGATTCTGAAAAGAAGATTCTTAGTGTATTTAACTTATGGGCTGGAACTTTACTAGGGCCTAATTATAAGAACATTATCGAGAATTACGATGACATCATCAAAGATCCTGCGAAGTATCTCTACTTTAAAGTATTTTCATCCAATTCTAAGATAATCAAATTCTTTAAAGGGCGTAAAGCTCCAAGGATACTACCTCTGCTTAATGTACCCTACTTGGTTTTAGAGAACATCAAGTTAACTACAGATTTACAACCTTTAACTCCACAATTTATTCGCGCATCTTCGACAGTGCTAAATCGTTCACATAGTATTGTCGAAGCAACTAACTCTAATGGAGAAAGAGTCAGTCTAGGTATGGATACGCTAGAGACGTTCGTAGAGACTATCGAAGCTTTTCATGACGAGTTAGATAAACATAAATCTCTTGGTACCTATTCTAAAGTAAGGATGGGACTGCCCTATCAAACAGCTGACGGAAAGATTCTCAAAGACACGAATGGAAATCCTTTCTATGTGTTTCATGCGCTTATTAAAGCTTTATCCGAACAATATAAATCTAAGGGTACAAGTCCTATAAAGATTCTCGGACATGGTAAAGACAATAGCGACATAAAGAATCTGTCAGACACCATTAAAAATAAATTTCCTGACATAGACCCTGCATCGCTTTCCGCAAGGTTGCTAGAGTTAGCCGCTTCAATCGATTCACTTCAACATTTTGGAGATAGTCAAGCTATAGCTAGTGGAAGTGTAAAAGCGGGATCTGCCAGAAACTTTAGCGGTCATGCGCAATTGGTACTCAATAAATTAGCCTTAAGTAATTTTTTCCTAACTATTAACGATACTACAGGCGCAACACCTCTTATTTTAAGAGATTATCAAGTAAATTATGTTGATAAAAAGCCTATTAGTACAATTTCTGCTAAGCGTCTACTCGGGCCAGTAACCGCTGTTAGAGGCAATAAAGCCTATAATCCTCTAATAAAGGAATCCATTCTAAAAAAACTTAGCAGGTATGCCACGTCTTTAGAAGCACGTGGAAGATCTGGATCCCTTCGTTATAAACTGGCTACCGAGTTAATTAGTAAGGTAGAGTCTGGAAGTTATGATGTACAAGCTGTTCCTTTAACTCTTAGTCAACTTAAAGCTATAGTGTATGGCTTTGACAAGAAAACAGGAAATTACACCCAAATAAATGAAGGCTTTGGTCTCCGCGCTCCAATTACTTATTATTCAGTAGGTGAAGATGATTTTGTAAAAGCCGACTATAGGTTAGGCACATCCTTTTGGGGTGTATCACCTACTAGAATTACAGTAGGTACAGTAAAACAAGAAGCTATCCAGCAGGTACCTAAAACCAAACCAGAACCTAATATAGAGCAATTCATCCAATTGAATGCTGGCACCATGTCTCTCTCCGAATTAGAAGGTCATATAAGTTCTAAGTTTTCCAAAGCAGAGCAGGAAATATTCTTAGCTAAACTGAAGACCTCTTCTTTGCAGACAGCCGTAGAAGAATATGTTAGGGGTGCATCAAACTCACAAGTCTTGCGACGTCTCGGAGTTTCTCTGAAGAAAACAGTTAAAAATCTTTTAGCTGTTCTAACCATATCCAATTCGAGCGAAGAAGCACTCAAAACACTATATGAAGATCCTTCCTATTGGAAGGAAGATTCCAAATCTAAGTTTGGTCCTAGAGATACTGTACGTTTAGCAATTCTTCTTAAGATCTTACCTAACATTCAAGATGTAGATAAATTAGGCCAAGCCGCTACATACTTTGCACAAAATAGATGGTATCGAAAGGAAGAACTAGCAGATCTAGTTGAGAACACTGATTCTGCAGTTAAAGCTTTAATCGAATTTACGTCGGCAGCTACTCGAGTGGCAAAAGGTTATGGTATTGATGTGACAGAGCCACAGGTTGTAGATAATGAAGGAAATATAAATATATCAGCTGCTGTAGAATATATTGCTGAGGTAATAGGTTCTCAAGTTCGAGCTAGTGCAAAAGCTGCAGCAGTTCCTATTATGCTTAATGAGCAGTTATGGGCTAGTGAACTCGCTTATATGGCCTATAATCACCCCGAACAATTAGCGACCTATGTTAAGGAAACTGAAGGTGTTGCCGCTGCGCTTGGCATAACTATAGAAGGTACCACAGATGAGTATGTAACTCAAAAAGCTATAGAGGCTGTTATGGAAAATAATTTACAGCCTACAAGAAGTATGACTCTTTCTAAAGAAGATATAGGACCCCTTTTAACTGATGAAGAGGTCGCTGATATGTACGAAAGAATTATACCATCTAATAGACTTTCTACAATATCCAAGATATTTCGATCTAAGCGTGGAGAATCTTATCGCATTATTACTTTGAATGAGATGATTCACGGTTTAGGTAAAGAAAACTGGGGACTTTATAAAAACGGTATCATATATCTTGCACGTGATCCCAAAACAGATAAGGTTGGCGCTAAGGTAGTTCGTCACGAAGCTATGCACCATATTATATGGGGGTACTTATCTCCATCAGATCGCCTAAAACTATTTAATTTAGGTAGAGAACGTTTTGGAGATTTGCCTGTGGATCTTCTCGAAGAACGCATAGTCGACTCGTATGTAGATGGAGAGTACCAAAAGCCCGAGTCTTTTTGGGATAAAGTAAGGGATATTCTCAATAGGATAATGCGCTTCATTGGTTTCACTTATAATAATCTCACTTCCTTAGACGCATTTTTCAACTCGGTAGATGCGAAATATTACGCAGGTAAAGGTCGTCAAGTATCTATTGAGCGTAACATGAAGCTTGTCAAAGATTGGGCCATCAAGGATGCAACTATTCAACAAGAATATCCAGACTTTGGACCACTCGAAGCCTATACTCTATTTGAAGACTTATTGTTTGGAACATTTCAAACTATCTACACTGATCGTAAGTTAGATCAAACCGCTCCACTCGTAAGTTTCGAACAGGCTATAGAAGATAGTTTTAATTACTTAGCTTCGGTATACAATAATCCTGAACAATTAGCTGACTATGGAGATACCAAACTAATTAAAGCTGCTCTAGCTCCAATAGTAGACAAAAATTCCAGTGCTAGACGTGCTGTCATGGATGAGTTCTTTCCTCAAACCCGTGAAGCAGAGAAACTTGCACTGGCTCTAGCCGATCTTAGAGAGCGTTATGAAGCCTTGTACGAGGAACTATCTGAGCTTGTTAGTGCCGATACCGGAGAGGATGATTTAGTTGCGGATATAGAAGAGCAACTAGAAGAATTCAGAAAAGAGATCGGAATCAAGGAAGAGTTGTTTGAAACAGAACTTCGCAATCCCTCTACAAAACTTACGGGACGTGTAAAGCAACGCCTATCTGGTATAGAATATTTAAATAAGGGACAAGTTACTCGAGTTGAGTTTGCTAAAGTATTCAATGTTCTTCTCAATACTATAACCCAAGTAGATAATTTAGATATCTATAGTTACATGGACAGGGTACTGTCTACTTTTAGCAAACGATATCCGATTAGAGGTGGAGCAACTCACCAACGAAGCGTAGGGAAAGCCTTACATGCTTATCTTAGAAACGTATTCAATCAATTTGATAGATGGTCTTCCGAAGCTCCAGTAAATTTATCTTTCCGAAAAGATACATCTAATCTAGTCGAATACGTTGTATTCTCTAAAGATTTATCGAGCGCTAGAAACATTACTCGCTCGGAAGCAATATTGAATCCATCGAGGTATGTAGTTATCGATAAAGCTGAGCAAGAATCATTAGATTCATTCGCTCAAAGATTAGTAGACAACTATGGCTTCGATTATAATGCTATTAGAAAAGCTTACTATTTGTACGAGGAAACGGCCTTTATAACATCGTTAATCTCCGCAGTCTCTTCGCTAAGAGAAAACGTACCTACTGTAGGCATTACTTATTACAATTGGGGTGCAAAAACCGAGCGCTACTATGGTATTCGTAAATCTGGACCCAACTATATTTTAGAATCGGATCTCCTAGCTTATACTGACGATTTCATAGAAAATCTTAGGAGAACTGATGCAACAACACCTCTGTCATCCAACCCTGAAGATTATAATTATATAGATCTTCCATTACCAGATAGTAGAGGCGAAGGTGCATCAGATAGAAAGATTGGCGCCATAAATAAATTCTTGGACCTCATTAATCTGAATACAGATAAGCGTCTGCCTGCTAACATATGGAGTGAAGCTGAGTTGTCTCTTAATTACGAGAATTTTTACTATGCTATTCAGAATCTTAAAGACAACTTTCTTGCAGAACCATCTGATGACGACAGGGATATATACGGAGATTTAATTAAATATAGACCTACTGGATCTATACTCGCTGACGAAACATCTATGCTTAGATCTATTAGTCACGCTTTAGCAGATCTGATGAGTGCTACTGAAACAGTTTCCTATCGTCGTGGAGATGGTAAACAAGCTTATCGATACATCGATGCATCATTTCAATCAGCACTTCTCAATACACTAACTAATGTCATCGGAGATACAGTTAGCTTCGATCACGTAACTAAGGAAGCAAATGGAAATTTAAAAGCTACAGGCCCCTTAGTCAAGAATAATCTGTTTGTCAATAATAATTTCCCTGCTGCAAGTATAAAGTCGTTCATAGATCATGACTCGATGAAGACTTATGGACGCGATAAGTTCGCCAGATATCTTCGTTCGGAAAGAGCAATTGACTTTGACATGAGAAACTTTTCCTTTGGATTTTTATCTGTGGTTAAAAACAAACGTGGATCCTCTTACGTTCAATTTCTTCCAGTACCTTCCGAGCGATCATCAATGCAGGGTGTAGAAGTGAGTTTATTGAAAGGCAAACAACTAGAATTAGCCGCTAAGCATATAATTCGTAGCGAGTTAACTAGACCATCTCCCAAGGAAGCAGGACTGGAGAATAACGCAGCTTATGTTAATAACTGGAACATGTTAACATTTCCAGGATTAGTCACTGATTCAGGTTTTGCGTTGAGTAGAGATACGCTTATGAAAGGTAGAAATATAAAAGAAGCCGTTGAGTTTGCTTATAGTATATTCACCAAACACATGAATGGTCAGATAGAAAACATTGTATCTGAGATAATTAGTAATAACTTACAACTTGATGAGCGCAACTTAAAGTATGTCGCATCACTAACAGGATTGAATGTAGACAAACTTTCTAGAAAAGAATATCTAACCACTAGGCGAAAGGTACTACGCGGAGAACTAGATCCATCACGACTCGAAGTAGCAGAGAAAGTTTACAATGAACAATTTCATAATGCTTTAACTGCAGCCGTTAAATTATTTTATCCTAACTTTGTTATAAATCAATATGCTCTATCTAACTTATTGTATGGAGATGCTGCTCTTTATGCGAGCAAAGAAGACCAGACTAAACGCCTAAAGATTGCTACTGCAACAGGGGATATGGGATTAATTGATGACACTTATGGCATGCCTAAAGAATCGAGAGTAGCAGTCATAGAAGACTTAGTCCTAGGAATACCAATAGATTTAAGTTATGTAAGAGATGATTCGTTTGGTGAAGAATATAAATCTACAGATGGTCAAGGCTATGTACTTCCAGAGTTTTACGAAAAGATGAGCCAAGCTTATTCGATCGAATCTAAGTTAGATATTACGCTTAAGCCTGTATACTATAGCATTAATGCTAAAGGCGAAGTTGTAGCTCTAAAATATTCCTTAGCTGTATTGACCGATGAACTAGTAGCGAATAATAGTTTCCTTAGGAATTTAAGAGATGCTATGCGCAACAATGTAGATTCTAATGGACTGCCAGCTCCTGTAGATCAAGCTGTGTTCAACTCAGCTATGAAAGTAGGTAATCCGTTAAAGAAAAATTTATCGAAAATAGATCCTAGAACATCTTACATAACAGATTCGAAAGGTAAAAGAGGTTTTTCTCCAGAGTCTATAGTAACCATCAATAATAAGTTTCTTAAGATACAATTGAATCCTGCTAAGACGACTGACGCATCTACCTCTAATCCATCTCAGGGAACAGCATTTATAAATACAAACGGTTTAAATACTGCCGAGGCTTCGAAATTGCACACACTTAACTCAAAGTTAATCGAGTTAGGTCTTAAGTCTGTAATGCGCGAGTTAGAAATAAACGCGAAAGGAACTCTTAGTAAAAATTCTGTTCTCGCTATTCGTAAGCGTCTAATAAGCATGACGGATAATTTACCAGGAGCAGAAGATATTAACGAACTACTTTCGTATAAACAAAATGGAACTTATGGTGTATCTTTGGATGTACCACTCTTAGGTAAGAAGGATACAGCAGCTTTAGCTTCTCTAGTAACCAAATCTACTGTAGGGTTTAGATTCCCAGGATCTAAACTTGTTTTACAAGCAGATGTAGGTCTTTCTGAACAACTTGCTTGGAAAGACGAAGAAGGCTATACCGAAGTTCTTATGCCTTCTACAATGAGAGATGTCTTACGTATAGGAGATGTAGTGAGTGACGGGTTAGTAGCTTTCCGTATACCCTCTACAAACTTCCACTCGATGTTAGCGTTAAAAGTTAAAGGTTTTTATGAAGTTCCAGTAGGTTCTAAAGGTAATATCATAATAGCTCCTTCTATGATTGTACACTATCACGGTTCTGACTATGACATTGACACTTTATTCTTGATTCGTAAAAGACAACACACAGATGGACATGTAAATATAGCCTCGATACTAAGCAAATACGATGGTAAATATGAAAATGCAGATTACTTGTCATTTGAATCGAACGATGTGTACGGATTTAAGGAAGGCACTCCTACTGATATAACTTCTAGACTTTATGATGCTATAGAGCTAATAGAGAAAACACTTGGTACAATACGAAAAGATGTGCGCGGCACGCGTGGAGATGAGCGTAAAAGTAGTATAGACCTTCTCAAGGATATCGAAAGCGATTATTTCAAAGTCGTCGAGTACACTCAGTACATTGTTCAAAATCAGATAGTAGACTTATTCTCTAAAACATTACGTGACGAGAAAAATCGTCAAGATTTGTTGACGCCGATTTCTTTTGGGCGTATATCTAATAATAAGGCCTCTTTGATAGAGGAATTAGATAATAATTTCGATTACTATATAGATCTCCTTAAGAAACATGGTGAGGTAGATTCGTTAAAATATTGTTAATATATGAAGGTTTGTGCGCTCACAATAAATGACAAAACAGTTACTGTAGACGAGTTAAAGGAGTTAATTGCTTCTGGCAACTCAAAAGCTATAGAAGAACTTACAGGCAAATCCATAAATGAACTGGAGGTATTCCGACGCCTTTTAGTACGCTTCGATATATCGAGTAAAGTGGATTCAGCTATGGAGATGCAATCTAAGCGTAAAGCAAAAAAAGAAAATGTGGAACTAGCTGATAATCCTAGTCAAAGAGACGTAAACTATTGGGTTTATCCGCGTAAACAATATCACGACTATACAACACAAAAAGAGATCCACCGTAATACTTACACAGGGATACGTCTTACAGGCATATCTGCAAACTCAGGCAAGGCTTTGGGTTATCAATTTGAAGCTACTCCAATTGTATCTATTCGTGATATCAATACAGGAGTAACATACAAAGGAAAGAGTAAGAGTACCCTACTGAATACCCTAAACATAGACACTGATGCTGAACTCCTCTTTAAGTTTCCAAATTTTGAAGTAGTAGAGCGAGAAGAACCTCTTTTAAAAGAGGAAGTCACTTTCAAGATAGGAAACGTTTTATTCGATAGATTAAGACGCAATGAACTGGACGAAAGAGGACTACCATATAAACAGCCTCACTCTGGAAATCTTATAAGTATATTCGAAACGATAGATACAATTATCAACCTAGCAATTGATAATGTTAAAGAACAAAAGCTTTTCACTTTAGGAATAACTAATGCTAATGCTAATGCTTACTTTTCTATCTTGTCTACTGGAGTACCGCTTAATACTGTAGTAAAAATATTCACGGACCCGACTATAGAAAGTCTATCTTTACTTTCACGTATATATCCTGAGAATATTACTTCTGCAATGGAAGAATATGTAAGTACATTTAACGAATTGATCGACACCAAAGATTTTGGAGCATTCTCCTCGTTTATGTCAGAAAATGAGATACAAATTTTAGGCTTTCAACAGCCGGACGAAGCTCTGAAATATTTTGTAAATAATGCCAGCATCAACAGTGAAATATTAGATAGCATTTATCTAGGTGAAGCATCTAAAGGTGAAAGAGCGCTCTCTACAATATTGTTGCTATCTCTATTAAAGAAAGGCATGAGAATTGGCGAAGAGATGTTTGCTGCAGCTCAAACATATTCGCTACTTAGATCTATGCCATCTAATGCCTCTGCGATTGAATATAAAACTTCGCTACCCACAAAATACTCAGCTTTTAATTTCTCTGTAGAAGCGGATGACATAGACAAAGAAGCTTATATTAGAAAGGCTGTCGAGTATATAAAAGAGAACGATAAAGTTTACTTAGAGTTACCGGACAGTAGAAAGGATCTATATATAGAGGACTTTCTAAAAGTCTTGAATAATCCAGCCAGTAAGCGCTTAATTAAGATGGAGATTAATGAAGAGCTGGAAGCTAAGTTCCGTAATTCGATGATGTATGGATCACTGAGAAAAGCTATTCAAGCTAGTGATAATTCGGTCTTTCAAAACGTAGCTCCTCTCTCAATTCCACACGTATACTCTGCTTGGAAGACTTTGAATTTCCTTAAGAATTTACTTGAGAAAACGTTCGCAATGCATAATCCGACGATGAAAGCGTTTATCGAAAAGTTAATGGATGAAGCAGATCTATTCACTTCGTATAATAAATATGAACTTATGGAGAGCATGATTACCGAGTTCTTCAGATTCATTTCTGCGAATATGCAATTAGAAGTGGGTGGAGATACTTTAGACCTTAATGTACGGAATGCTAGCTATACAATTGGCGATGTAACTTATCAGGGGTCTGAAGCTTGGTCTCAAGAGTTTATAACAAGGTTAAAACAAGCAAAATCGTTAGATCGTACAGCTAATAGATTTTTAGAGAATATCGAATTTTCAGAGAATAAGAACAAAACTTGGAATGTAAGTATCTACTCTGACAAGATTCACGACTTTAAGATTAGGGAAGCAATAAGACAAGACTTTAGGTTACTTTACTTAAATCCGGCAACAAAGCAGCTAGCTTTGGATATGTTTAAGCACTCGATAATTACTGAGGGACTCTTATATAAACGTAGCGCATTTTCACTAATATTTCCTCCGTCATTCATCACGGCTTATTCGGATCAATTTGTACAAGTATTGAATAATTTCTTCTCGACCAACAGAACTTTAATGATGTCTCGCTTAGAGTCGGTGTCGAACCTGTTTTTGAGACAATATCTTAGAAATTTTCCAGATTCTGCTCAGTATAATGCTAGGTATAAACCTAAACCCGGCAAAGCGATAAAAGAAGGAAGCTACTCGAAAGGAACCTATTCTGGAATTGCTGTGGATGGCGATAATAGATTTTATTATGATCTATATTTTGAGGGTTTAGATCCGAAAACAGCTCGTAAGATTATAAAAACCTACGGTGAAGAAGTTTACTACAAAATAGAAACTCCTAACACTACGCAGGGAACTTACTACAGGCAAATCACTGAAGTAACTCCACACACCCACTACGATTTTGACTTAGCTAATGATTTACGCAATGAATTCGATATTACTGCTCTTGGAAGAAATGAGCTAATTGTTCCAACTACTTACATAAAGAGTGGAAATCTGAATGATCCTAACACACACAATAGATATTTAGTTGGCGATATCATATATACTTTTAATCGTAGATCTCCTCGCATAGAGCGTTTAGTAGCTTACAAAGTAACTAAAGATAATCATCCCTCTTATACGCTACAAAGACAGCCCGCCAGCGATATTCAAGTATTTAAACCCACATCTAACGTATTTGCTAAATACCCCGTGTTAATAGGCAACACTAATACATCAGTAATTTATTCAGCAAGCTCAAAAATTCGAACTATAGGCAGAGCTTTATCCAATCCTAGCGGGTTTGCTATAGTGAGAGGTGCTACACAGAGTAACGAGCGTATAGCATCTATTCCGGACACTGTAGATGATACAAACGTAACTAAACTGGAATTGCAGTTAAGTGCTCTAGATCCTGTGAAAAATGTGTATTTTGTGCAAAGTAATTTGCTAGAAGGTATAGACGAATCCAATCGAACTATACTGGCAACTGCTTTATACAATGCGATAGGATATGTAGATCCTATACTAAAGGATGTAAAGGAAGCTGTTGGAGCAATTGACGAAGCTATAAAACTAGCTACTTCTGCAAAAACTCGTCCTTATTTCTCTGTAGGAGTAGGTCCTTCGGCACATGTAGACGTTTCACTACTAAGTCAGTTTGAGGAAAAGGGTTTTGTAGATGTTCCGTATAACTCTTTACCCGAGTTTGATGCTTTACGTCAAGGCGACATCATTTATTTAGGTAAGAGAGGAACACTTCCACTTTTTGGATATGTTCAAGGAATTACAACTCTGGATAATACCCCCACTAGCTTTCAGATGTTTATAATTCCAACTAATGTAGCTACAAAGTTGGATAGAGATAATTATTCTATAGAAGAATTTGAAATGATATTACTAGATAATCTAGATCAAAACAATTGCTAAATATGACTTGTCCCAACAAGAATTCAAAACACTGGAAAGACTTGGTAAATAAGTTTGGCGAGTCTAAAGCATTTGCAATATGGCAGGTAGGAGATCTTAACACATCTCTATCAGTAGATAACCAGAGTGTACTTGATGCGATAGCTACTGCAGTAGTGGCTAATTTCGACTACTTTAAGAACTCTTATGCAACTACTCTAAAGGGTATTGACACTCGTGAAGGAGTTATTGCTAAATTTTACGAACGTGTTAAGCATCTCGAAGGTTCTCCTATAAATAATGGTATTGTAGGAGATACTACTTTATTTCCTATGCCCGAATTTACCTATATAAAAGGCGGAAAGACTTCTAAGAACACGCTAATCTATAGCCTCAATGTTCTTAAAAGAAAGTTTGGAATAGATTTTGACATTATAGACGATTCTACATCAAGTGTTAAAGGTGTATACACTAACTATGGTACTAAGAAAGTGGTAGTAAATGTTGCTGCTGCAACACTGGATACTCCATTTCACGAGTATTATCACCCGTTTGTTCGTTTACTAAAAACACATAATCCTACTTTATATAATGCTATAGGTAGCGAAGTGGCACCCAATCTAACTCCTTTAGATCAGGAAGAGGCTATAGTAGAATATTTAGGTTTAGCTATAGCTAAGGGAAAGAAGGACAATATTTTAACACGTTTTATAGACTATCTAGCCGGATTATTTCATAGAGTATTTCCTCGCGCGCGCAAAGCTATACATGAACTGTCTACTTTAGGTGACGTACTAGAGATTCTCGCCTCTTCTGCTCCAATAGATGTTACTGAAGAAAACACATTAATGGAAGCATATCAGGTTAAACCTATTTTGGATTTTCTACTAAAAAATCACTCGGCAGGCAATGGTTCCTTTCAGATGTCTAAAGTAAATACCAAGAAAGACTATATAGCAGAATTAATTGCTTTAGCCGCGGATAAACCATATACCACTGATGATACTTCTACGACCTATACTTCTAACGATGGAGATAGTAAATTACGTCTAACTTCTTTCATTGGTGATAGAGAAATAGGAGAGTTTTCTGTTAAGTATAAAAACAAACCGTATTCATTTGCAGAGAACGAAGTACGTAAACTCTACAAAATGCGCGGCGTAGATATATCCCAGCCCCTACAAGAGATCGACCCATTTGGTAGACCAGTAGAAATCACATTCGATGAATTGGTATCTAAAATGGAGGAGAGGTTGGATGCTCAACGCAAGTACGGTAAGATGGTGCACGCCTTTTTAAATTTCATACTCGAGTTTGATAGAGATCGAAAGGCACAAGCTAGAATGTTAACCTTAAAGTATGCATCCGAATATACTGGCCAAAGCGTAGTTAACCTGTCTTCCATACCGGACCTTACGCGCTTGGAAGATAGCTTGGGTAATATTCTCGCAGGCTTAAATTTACGTTTCCAGCTAGAAGCAGATCAAGTTGTTCAGAATGCAGACAGGATTGCTCCTGAAGTAACACTTACCTCTGACCTTTTAGGTTTAGGTACTACAATAGACGGATTTATTCAGCATGCTAACAATGAATGGTCTTTAATCGACTGGAAAACAGGTGATGTAATGAAAGACTATTCGTCACCACTTATGATGGCTTATGGAAAGAAGTATGATATCAACGACTCGAAGCTTAATAGAGCCAAATTAGAACTAGCTTTCCGCGCTTTAATGCTAAAAGAGAAATTTCCAGAAGGTAGATTTAGAGACATAAAAGTTGTTCGTCTTACATCATATGGAGAGGCTAGAGAATACAAAGTAGAGCTAGAACCTTATCTTAATATGATAGGAGATTACTATAAAGAAAAGAATCCAGATGTTTACAACAAACTGGTCGAAGCTAAGCTCTTAGAGGCTTCTACATATGGAGGCACTCCTTTAGAAGTGCTACAAGTAGAGAATAGGATCAAAGGTCTTCCTTATGATGCACAAGTACGTGTTTTACAAGAGGAGTTAAATTATATAACACTTAGGTACACCAAAGAAGAGATCGACTCGAATTATACACTTAAACAACAGCGTGCGGCTATAGGAAGGGCTCTCTTAGAACTCCAGAAAATGCCTCATGTAAATCTGGACGAAGTTTCCGAGGACATCGATCGCTTTAAAGGAAAGTTTAAGAATATTTCTGATATATCTAATCGTCAAGTACAAACTTTACATGCGATAAAATTAGAGCGTGATAAGGAGATGGGTAAAGAACTTCACGAATTAGATGTTCAGCATAGAGCTCTCGTAGAGGAAGTATTAGCAGAGCAGCATTACAGTGACCACAAATGGATTAAATCTCTTACTAAGATAGGTGCAGGTTTAACTTTAGTAGCTGTTAATCCCTATTTTATACCTTTAGTGCCTCTTACTAATTATGTAATAGATAGACTTGGAGGTACACCTCTAAAGACTTGGTCATTCATGTGGAAAAAATCGGTAGATCCTGCAAATCTTGGTTGGTTTCTAAATACGGAAAACGTCGATCCTAATACAGGCAGACCGCTTACAGAAGTTCAAAAGAAATATAGAGATTTTGTAGTGTCTAATATGCAAAGACTCTGGAGGGAGACTATGCACGAAGTAATAGATAAGATAGGCAATAGATCTATTCAAAAATGGGAATATTACAACCTGCCCAAAGAACTTCCAGACAATTTTATGCCTCGATTCTTCATGGATAGTACTGAACTTCGGCAACAGAAAGGATTTGCAGAAACTATAAAAGGTTGGGGTAGGCGAAACCTCTCAAATTACTTTAGCGAATTAGAATATGGAGACGAAACTAAAGGAGGAATTCCTATTCAGTTTTTTGCGCATTCTGGATCTGGAATTGTTACCGACGAAAATCATAGTTTTAACGTAGAGAAAGCTTTTGCCGCTTTCTCGGCTTCACTAGTTAAGAAAAAGTATTATGACGATCTGTTTGCACTAGCAGAAGCTACAAAGAACTCACTTGAGTTAGCTAAATCCGATACAGGAGGACAACAGTATAAGCATCTTGCTAACTGGCTAAATGACATGATCTATCCGCTCTTTCTTAAAAAGGAAGTTCCAAGCGTTTTAATGACTAAAGAAGTGTCTGTACCTATAAAGAATACTATCGCTAAAATATTAGGTATCCCTCCTGGAGATTATAAGCTAAATCAATATCAATTACTTAGATTAGTAAAATCTGCCTTATCAATATCTGTGATGGGCTTTAAATTAGTTGGCGCCACATTTAACGGAATATTTATCACACTAGTAAACGCATCTCAAAGTACCAAAAAGCTTATATCGAACTGGCTTGGAGTACCTCCAGATGAGTATGATACGTCAATAGGAGATGTAACCAAATCTTTCTTAGCTATGGGAGATTTTTGGAAACATTCTCTCGCAGGTCGTCCAGATAAATCTAAGTTGTGGAATTTAGCAAAGATAGGTGGTTGGTTACCCGACAACTACGACTTTAATATGCATAATCCTAATCTACTTTCTCACTCTCCAACAATGGGTATGAATTCGTTTGCTTTCATGTTCCACAATTTCGTAGAAACTTACGGTGCACTATGGCACTTAGGGATGATGCTTAGATCTATGAAATTTAAAGATGAGAAAGGTAAAACATATACAGCATGGGATGCTTACAATACGGAAGGTCAATGGACTAAAGGAATTCGAGGCAAAATAGAAGTTTCAGAAGGCTCCAATATTTTTAAAGAGTTAAAGGAACTGGATGGACTCGAATGGAAGAATTTACGTAGAGCCTACGAAAAATTACACGGTTCGTACAGACAAGAAGAGCGTATTGCTGCCGAGTCTATGATTTGGGGACAATTTGCAGTTCAGTTTAAAAAATATCTTCCTACATATATGAAGAACATGTATGCCTCTGCTTATAAAGACATTACTGTTGGGCAGTATGTACTTGATATGACGCGTCCAGAGGATATACCAGTGTACAAATGGGAAGAACAGATTATGGCTGGAAGATTAAGAGTATTAGCATCAGCTGCTGCAGCGGGAGCTTTACCTAGCACTGAAGCCTGGAAAAAGATGCCGCTATATAGAAAAAGACATATAGCCGCTTTATTAAATACGGGGTTATGGTTTATGATGGCTCTTTATTTTTTAAGCCCTGATGATGACGATGAAGATACTTATGCAGGCTGGAGATGGGGGCGTCTCGTAGAAGATATGACCATGGGAGCTTCTCCAATGGACTTGCTACACTCGCTAGAGAAGCCTGTTATCGCATTATCTAAAATATCTGATATTTACGAAGCCTTTTGGGATTTTACAGAAGGTGTCGTAACTGGAAAGCGTATAAAAAGCGGTCCTAATAAAGGAAGTATTAAAGGCTCATCTACTTTAATATCTTCTATCCCACCATTCTCTAACTGGTATCAGATGCAACAAATGGCATCGTCTGCCAAAGAAGACGCTAAATACTTGTTTGGCACTATTCCGGTCTCTTATTTTGAAACTATGAGTAGGTAAGCGCCAGTTTAGAAAAAAATTAGCCCACCGCCTTCTACAAAAGAAAGGGTGGGCTTTTTTATGCTACATCGACTGATTTGCTTGTTTTGTTGCGTAAAAATGCAACAATTACAATGCAGATATATGCTATCGTTGAAAATAAAAAACCTATGAGAGAAATATTAGCGACAAGCAGATCCCACGATTGGGGGTCAACTTGAATACCTAATTTAGTTTTACGTAATGTGGTTCCTCCACAAACAGTAGTCAATGTGGAGAAAACCCACAGTAATGTGTAGAAAAATTTCTCTAACGATTTCATCAAGACTAATTTTTTTTAAAAAAATAAGGATAGTAGGGTTTAACCCTACTATCCTTTTTATATTCCTGCTTTAATCTCAGAGTATCGATTTTCAACTTTGAGATTAGGCTGCGATTCCGATTGCACTTTTACATGTCGGACGCCTTACGCTTCTAGCGACGTATTGATTGTTTATCTGTTGATAAACTCTCCTTTTTGGGCTCCTGTAGCCGCGGCTAGAGAAGCCTCTTTGGAGTAACGCCTCTTCCAAAAGAGAAAGAAGCTGTTGAGGACAAGTTGAAATAGATCGTCCTCCCCTGTCAGGGGGTTGGACTTAATCTTGTTGATAAGGTCCTCCTCCTTAAGGAGTTTCCATTTGTTTTGGTGTTTCGCTTTGTATCCTTTGTACTTAGCGTAACAAAAGACTAGGAACTTACGAAAGTTGGAAGGTTCACCCATTAAGTCGAGTATTTGTTCTACTCGCGGGCGGTCTTGCTTCGTTCTCAGCTCTGCGAGAGTCTTGAGATCATCATTCGTAAGTCCTAGTGCATTTAGTGCAAAAGCACGCTTCCCTAACCAACGCAGTTCGTTAGCGGCGATTAAGGTTGATGGATCGAGATTTAATGTAAGCATCGCGCGTTGCCGTTCATCGGCTCCCGACAGCTTAGTTTGGACCGCGTCCACCCATTTACTGATTTTCATCCTTGTAGTCATACGTTTCGTCTTCCTTTTTAGCTTTACTCCATACCTCAGCTCCATCTGGTAGTTCTACACCACGTCTTTTCCAGTAGGCCACGACTTTTGGATCTTTGTCCAATATTAATCGGTTCCACCAAAGTGGACCCAACGGATCGCGTGGAAAAAACTTGTTGACGTATCCACGATCTATCGCGGAATATTTGCCGTCAACGAAAGGTTTTACAACTTTTTCATAATCGCTATCCTCTAAACGAAACACAAATACTGTATCTCCTTCTTTCGGATTAGTTAGTGTTTGTTCATACTTGGGTAGCGATTGTAGTGTACTAGACGTGGTTTGAGGAACATCACTGCTGTATGCCAGAAAAAGGCATTTGCCATACTCGCAGTCGTAGTCCGCTGCCAAATAAGAGTCTTTAAATTGAGGTACAAATAAAGTTTTTCCTTGTGCACCCGTAAGCGGCACCAAGAATTTACTTGATAAACTTGCCATTACAGATCATACTTAAGGACCAAAAGTTGTAGCTCTGCAAGCAGAGTCTCTAGTCCGAAGTCAACAAAATTTTTCATTCGAAAATATCTAAATTCATGACCGAGTTGTTCTCAAACAACTCTTTTGGCATATCCCAATAGTCATTGGTTACATGCCATACATATTCGTCCAAAAGATGGTTAATTCCGTGGACAATTTTACCATTATACTTTCCACCATGCACTCCGACCTCAAAATCCTTTTCAGAAGTTTGATAGATAACTGCAGGGTGATATTTAGCATATGGGCCTGTTTCTACGACAATAAATATAAAGTTTCGTAATTCATACCCTTCTTCATGAATTAGCTTATATACAGGACTTTGTGGAGTATTTAAAGCTATCGTATAAAAGGCGGCTTGTCGATAGTATCCTTTCACAAAAGACTCGGGAAAGTCGTATACAGTTTTTCCTATTGTTTTTAAATCGAATGGTTGTATAAACTTTTCATTGTGATTTATGAGTAATCCATCCAGGAGAGCTTTACAATCTAAGTCCCTATAGGAGAAATAAATTGCTACCTGATGCATCAGAGTGTCCTGCGTATTCACAAAATATTGTCTAGTGTTAGGATTGATACCTATCAAATCTATACAACGTTGCACTGTAGCCATTTCATCCACTGATAAGATGGTAACTCCAGGTGGAGTATTTACAGAAGCTTCGTAGAATCCTACTGCGTCTGCACTTTCCCAAAATTTCTTTATTACCCATTGAATATTCATACGATAGCCTGCTTTGACGAATGCTTCTTCGTACATCTCCACAGGTGAATTATAATCTAAGCCAGGGGGAAGATTCTGTACAAATTGCCCCATTAGACCATATGGCCTATTTATATCCATTACTTTAAAATCGTAATCGAATCGTTCAGCAGATGTCAAAAGACAATCTACAGCAGAGCCAACTCTAAAGTGCTTTTTGTCCTCGTCTTCTAGTTTTGGATTCTCTTTTTTTAGTTTTAGTAGTCGTGGGTTTTGCATCATCCCTAGAATAGAGTTGGAGACTCTCGGGGATGCGAAATATTCCTTTATTTTGTCCATTTAATTTTATATTTTCTATACACTCGTCCACATCTTTTCTGGACCTAGGCATATACAAAGTAAGTGGAGTATCCCTTAGTAAATATTTTAATAACTTCCACTTAAGATTAAAATCGGGTGTTCTTCTACCCTTAGTCTCCATTATCCAAGAAGAACCTACAAAATCTGGTGAGTAAGTCATAGGTCTCACTAGTTTTGTTTCGCTAAGTTTTTTCTTAGATCGCTCAACCGAGCGTAAAGTACCCAAACGAAAAGAAGGGAGTAGAGTAATTCGGTACGGTTCATACCCAAACTCTATCCCCTCCTCTTCGAGTTGTGTCGCAGCATACAATTCTAGCTGCGACTTGTAATCGTTGGTTTTTTGGTTTTTATATTTCATCGTTGGATGACTTTCCGTACTATCGCATCAATGAAGGGTAGCATAGCTTCTGTGGGGGAAAGCTGCACGTTCTCGACAATTACTCTCTCTCCTACAAACAGGAGTTCGACCGTGCCTACATCAAATTTCACCGTTTGGGTGACTTTGTTTGCTATGGCAACTGCTGCTGCAGTTTGTTCAGTGGGCGCCTCGACATCAATGATACCTTCTGTGCAGGTACGTCCTGCTACTTTATATTGCCCTTTCAATCGCGGACTTAGTGTAACGAAGCCCCGTGTAAAATTATCATAATCCATTCCGTGAATGACATATGGAGCCCCATCGCGTTGAAGAAGCACCATCAAATCACGATATGATTCGATCAACATAGTGTGATCGTGCCGCCTCGCTTGACATGGAAATGCCATGATTTCATCGAATTTGACGACGTCCAGCATCCCATTGGAAATAAATTCCGTAGATGCGTGTATCGGAGTTGGTACATCTACTCCTGCAGCTTCAAGAGTTTGGAGTAGCTTCACTTTGTTGCGTATAAGTCCAACGACTTCACGCTTATTAACTTGGTATTTTCCCACTTGAGAAGCTTTCACTTCTTCTCCGAAGGAAATAGAAACTTTATCACGTGTGGGCGCAAATGGGTAAGGACGTCCCTTAAAGTAAGGATGTGATGAGAACGGATAATGCATTACCAATCGATTGGTGAGTGATTAAGCTCTTGTAGAGCTTGATTAATTTGTGAGAATGGCTTGGTCTCAATAAAGTTCTTTCGCGCAGAAAATGGTGAAGGGTGAGACCTTTTTAGAATCTTGTGTGTTGGATTAGTAATATATTCACTGTATCCTTGAGCGTGGAGTCCCCACAAGGCCCACACTATGTTATTCTTCTTGTTTAAAGCTTGAATAATCTGCTTTGTGAAAGGTTTCCACAAATGTATATGCGATTCTGGGCTATCTTCTAATACACTCAGAGATGTATTAAGAAGTAAGACTCCTTGCTTAGCCCACTTTGCAAGATAGCTACCAGTACCTGGTGTAGAGGCACCCACGTCAAGATGTTTCTCTTTCAAGATATTTACAAGAGAAGGAGGTGGTTTAACGCTAAAGTCTACGTCAAATGCCAGACCATTAGCCTGATGGGGGCCGTGATATGGATCTTGTCCTAGAATAACCACCTTGGCATTGGCGTAACTGCATTCCTCAAATGCGCGAAATCGTAGATTTTTTGGTGGATATATTTTTGCTCCAGCCATTTCGTCTTCGAGAAGAGCAGGTAAAATTTCGTTATGGTAGAGCCTGTTAAAAGCGTCTACAGCTACATCATTCCAGTCATTTTCCATAGTCTAAGCATACGAGGCTTCCTTTGTAGAAGCCAAAGTTTTCTTTCTTATCATCCCCATTACATATGGAAGCGAATTCTATCTTCTCTTCCTCTGTTAGGAATCTGTCTAGCAAAACACATCTGGGTTGTATAGCAAATAAGCCAAACGGAAAACAAAACCAAGTTGGAACCACCTTAGGATGTTCGTAGCGAAGCTTTCTTTTCAGATAAATATAGCGCTCCTTTAAATTTGCTGTACAACCTCTTAAGAAATAAAATTGTCCCCTACTGATAGTAGGGAACTTTATAACAAACGTTTTAAAGATAATCACCAAGCGAGTGTTTCCGCTTCTATCTATTTTCATCGATATTCCACAATTTGAAGATCGGCTTTTACAGGCCGAACATTTCCCTCGTAACCTTCTGCGAAGAAGTCTTGATACTCGCGCATCAGACCTTCTTTTGCGAGCTTATACTCGAGGTAGGGCTTACACGACTCGTAGCGTGTAGTATCATACTCGAAGGTAGATGTTGAATCGGTTGTCAACTCAATCTCGTAGATAAGGTTTCCCTCGATATAGTAGAGGGGACGAGAGGCTTTTTCAGCCAAAACTAAAACTGCTACAGTCAATATAGTAATTGACAGCGCACTGATATAAGCGACTAGATGCTTATAGTCCTTCATTGAATTTGTTTTTAATTAATTTTTTTAACATTTTCCAAGCATGCTTTTTTGAAGATGCTGCAAGGAAATCGGAGATATCCTTATGACCCTTGACAGGCAAATGGACAAAAGGAATGTCGTGAATTGATGAGAGTTTCTCAGCAAATTTTAATCCAGCTTCATCCGAGTCTAAAAACAGTATGATGTGCTCGAACTTACGCCTTAAATCCTTTAAGAGAGAAGTGAATACTTCTTTTGATGGACCAAATGTACCATAACCTTCCCCGTTGAGACACACTCCTGGAAATCCATAGGTATGGAGCACCATCAGATCTTTTAGAGACGAAGTTATAAAGGCTAATTTACCTTTATTAGGTAGGATGTTATATCCACCTATGTCGTACATATTCGAGTTACCATACCACTTTTTCTTTTTATCTTTTGAAAGCGGTCGATAAATTTTAACATTTCCCGAAGGAAAGTTATATCCAAAAACTGGATTGTCTACAGTTGATTTTAGAAAGAGTTTTTCGTTTCTAAAAACTTTAGATAAGTGCACTACCCCAAATTTTTTTAGAACTGCCTTACTAATATTGTAGCGCTTCCAATAGGAAAAATCTGGATTAGTATATGCTATGCACAAGTATTCAACGTTTTCCTCTCTTAAGGAGAGGTCGAATTCCATAGCCCTTATAGATGGGGCATCTGCTTTGATTTTCTGTAAGGCTTCAGCGTATTTCAACTTGAAGCGTTCCATAACTATCTCTATGGCAGAATATTGCTCGGAGGTTCCAAAGTCGTGAAACTTAAGAACTCCTCTACTATTATAGTAAAAGGAACATGTTGGATTCGTATCTCTCCTTAGAGGGGAACAATGCAGCCGATTAAGATCCACTGGTAACCCTAAATAGTAGGACATTACTCTTTCTTGTCCTAGTTGATTAACTAGGAGAGCATCACTATAGTCAGCTGCGCGTATCATTAGATGGATTTAATTTCCGTGTTATTGTTTTCGATTACCTCGAGTTCTTTTTTAGAGAACTTGATCTTGGGCGCACGTCCTTCGGTATATTTCTCCACGTAGGATGGATATTTACCGAGTTCAGTATATTCGGGCTTCTTCTTATTAGGAGTTACTTTGAGATTAACTTCGAAGCCTTTATACTCGTTAAGTATTCCAGCAGCCAAATCCATAAATTCATCGTAGGTTTCTGCCTCTACACGGGCTGCCTGCTCATCGCCTACCACAATACGCAATAGGTGTACTACATGGTCAATATTGGCGCTCATCTCCCGTTGAAAAGCATCTTCGGGAGTTTCGTCTTCGTAAGTGAATTTGCCCTTAGGAGCAAATAGGTATTTCGAAATAGTGTATCCATTTTTAGCATACATTAGCTCCCACCAATCTTGGTTACGAGCCATTCCTGTAAATGACACAGCAGTGTGTATACCAGCAGGAAATTGCTGGGAATTTGAATTGCCCTCACTGAAGTGAAGTTTTGCTTGAATCATGATTCTTTCTTATTTAGTAGTTCTTAGTTACGGGTGGTGTGTATGGATATCCTGTTGATTTTCCTGCCATCGGATGGCTACCATCAGATGCAGCATTTCCGTCATCGTCATCTTGAACATTAAGTCCGAGGGCTGCAGCCAGGCCATAGCGACGAGCATAAGTAATTGCTGACCCTAAAGCCTGTGGATCATTCTTAGTTGGAGACATCTTAAACGATGCCATAATGTACTCTCCGGAAGAGTGGATTACTACCGTGATTAGTTCACCATCACCGGATGGAAACTGCATAAAAGCCAGCTCATTATTGCTTAATGGCTCTCGAATAGCATCTATTACATTCGATAATGATGCATACTTCGACTTGAAGAACGGATTCTTAGAATCCTTTTTAACATTTTCTACATCCTTTTGAAACTTAACCAGTGCAGCTGCTAAGTTTTTAAGGTTCTCGCTTTTTTCTAACATATCTATGGCGTTAATGACATGGAAACTACTTTAGTCATATCCAGAGGCGAATCACTATGGACTTCTGCTTGTATACAATCGTACACTCGAATTCGACGAAAGTAGGCGCCGCTATCATAATGAAAGTTAACTATGTGATATGATTCGCGGGTGTAAGGATGCTGCCTCAACGCATCTTGGAACACCTCAGGGAGAATCAAGTATTTGACTTTAAATTCTGGCTCACTCATACAAAGATAAAAAGGTTTTTTGGAGTTTACAAATTTTTGGAAGAATTTTTTAAGTCTCACGCACAATAACCTTAATCTTATGTGTGAGGATATAATACTTCACCCGGTCGACAACATAGTGTTTATCGCCGAGTTGTATGAGAGTATCCACCTGAGGCACAAAAGGCGCTCCAGAAAATACACTGTAAGCAATTTGCTTGTTCGAAGACTCGTAAACAACTGCATAATCTTTCTGCAGTTTGACTTTTTTGCATGGAGTTCTGCCTATCATAAAGCAGAGAAGTCCTATCACTATAAGATATATAATGGCGAGCCCTAAAGGAACCTCCACAGTATCCCATAGCATATCAATTACCTCGTTATATGTCATAACAGAGCGTATATTAATTTGTAAAGTTCGTCTTTGGCTATGCGGATAGCTACATTACCTTCATGATTTCGCATGCTTACAGCACGTATCTCAAGGAAATCGCTTCCTAATGTAACTCCATGATTCTCTTGGACAAGGATTCCCTTTTGAACAAATCGTCCATTGCGTCCCCAAGCGTAGGGACGCTTGTCAAGTACAATCTGCCTTGAAGGCCAGTTCTCCTTTAGCTCTAAATAGAGTCCTATCGGAACCATATAGGCAGATGGACCATATGTATCGAGTCCGACGCCATCGTTTATCAACAAGCACTCGTTAAAGCGAGGATGCTCCATAAGTTCCTGTGAATCTGGCCACGTTACTACTTTGTAAACCATTTTGAGTTCCCTTATTTTTCGTTAGGATTTAGTACTCTCCAAAAGCTTTGTGGGAGATAAATGTTTTTTACGTCGATTGCGTCCTTAAATAGAGGAGCAATGGCTGAAGGAAGATATCCCGCCATTCCACATCCTATGGGGGTTACTAAGAAGCGTAGATCTGGATTTTCCTTGGCATACTCTATAAATTCGATTACAAAAGGCTCGATAGTGGTGAGAAAGAGTGTCTTTAGCTTGACATTCTTTGTGGGGATAGCATATGTTTGACCATAGTGGCCGCAGCTTTTTCCCCATTCGGCACCCCATTTAAGAGCCTCTTTAGCTGCCCCTGCCCCATGTATGCCTTTTAAATTAGAGCCGAAGACGAAAACATCATCAGGCTCTAAGCTCTCTATTTTCTTTGGTGTGACTCTCATTGGAAACGCTTTACAAATTGTTCATAGTCGGAAATATCTTTACCGTCTATGCTGCGAAATTTCCAGCCTTTTGGGGCCAGTACTTCTGTCGGGATACCATTTCTGTATGCAGCCTTAGCTGCAGCTTCATCTATCCCGGTCTGACCTCCTGTACGCACTTTGGAGATAATTGGCAACAAGCGGCGGCTTAATACTTTCCGAAGTATTTTGGTGAGCGCGTCATCCCATATCTCTTGAAGTGTCTTCAACGTATATATTCCGTTACCGGCTATATTTAACGTAATTTCCTGATCCTCGGAAAAATTATCGTTTAAGAATAACACTATTCGATCACTTAACTTTTCTACAGACATATCTTGTGCCAAACTGATTGCCAAGTATGGCTTGTCGTGTTTCTTGGCTAAATTTTTAGTGAGTACTTCTCCTTGTGTTGAGAAATCTATAGCGAATGCTATAGTAACGTCCGAAAGCATAACATTACTTTCTGTCCGACCCTTATAGGAGGGCGATTTATGCTGAGTGAACTTTATCATTTAATGCCACAAATAGTTTCTTTCTACTATTTAGTAGGTGTTACGTAGAAAGCTACACCAACTATACGGCCTTTCTTTCGTAAGATTTTACCCCAATAGTAGTAGGTGCAATCGATGTGTCCTACTGCATAGAATTTTTGCAGTAGTTCGTTGCCGATTACGGATGTTGGGAAGAACTTGATCGACGTCCGATAAAACAATGTCCTATGCGAGACATGCGCAATACATGGACGTCCTGTTACGAGATTAAAGCCATCGTAAGCCATGAAATCATCCCCATCGTATTCGTGTCGGCGAGTTACCAACACTATCCCGGTTGCTGTAACCTTTGCAACTTTTGGCTGCTGTTGTGCAGTCTTTTTGTTTTCGAGCAGCTTGAGCACTTCGGTATAATCCTCTAAATAATTCATTTGAATACCGACTACTTTTAGAGCATTGGCTATCCGAAGCTTTACGTTGAAATCGGAAGACGACAAATCTTCTTCCGTAAATTGACTCAATACGCATATAGCGTGTGCTTGTGCATTGGGCTTCATCCTATTGAGTACCCCCAATGCGAAGTTAGTACGCTCCTTAACTTTCTTGCTGGAGCAGAACTCTATTAGGCGTTGTAAAAAATGGAACATCCGGCAGTTTTATGGACATAGGAATGGTTATACGGGCCAAAAATTGACTCGGTTGGTGAAAGAATCAATAAACTGCTACTTCTTCTAATATCGTTCCTTGGTTAAAGTTAGCGGATGACTAAGCTCGCAGGCATGGGGGCAGACCTTCTGTTTCCCCTCATCTTTGCACCCTTTTAATCGGGCGTCCGGTTATCCACCAATTCCTCTATTAGATTTAATCCCGCATCATAGGGAGTCCGCTACAACCCTCCGCTTTCCGGAGCATAACTTGCGGGCCTACGAGTCTAAGGAAGATTTAGACTTTCTAGCGTCCTTGAATTTTAACGCTACCTTCATTCAGTGAGAGTTGAATAAACTCTTCTTCTGTTAATGCATCTTCAATAGGCGCATCAGGACACAATATTTCCAGATCCGCATAGAACAACTGCATAACTTTGTTGACTACGATAAACTCGTCTAAGAGTCTATCTACACTTAAACGAATGACATCCTTTCCTTTTAGGAGAAGGCTTCCATAAGTCCATGTAATCGCATTATATGGACCTACATAAAGATCGGCAATCGGGTTAGCCTTATCCGGATCATAGTTTAACGGATTGGTTACTCCGTTAAAGAGACGTATGTAAAGTTGTCTCTGTACAAGGTAATTAAGTGGCTTACTCATCTGTATTAAGCTGCATCAATTGGTCCATCCTTTTTCTTAGCTTCGTCTGCTGCTATACTTGCTAGCTCCGAAACTTTGATATCGACAGACTGGTTTATCTCTTTGACAGAAACATCTTTTACTTCTGTCGTTTTGTCTTGAGATTGCTTTTTAGCCATTAAAATTGAATTCTTCTAAACGCGAGTTCTTGAAATCCTCTACCATTGGTATGATACAGGTTTCTCCAAAACGCTCTTTTATAATATGCCAGTAGATCATTGCTCTGTCTGGATCGTTAGGACACATAACAGGAAGTCCATTTGGATGTTCTGCTGTTGACGGGCCATAAACTAAACCTAAACCCTCTATAGTAGAGGGATTGTGAGTAATTAACACATAATCCGAGCAGTAGAATATACTGGACGCTGCAAATAAATCATTCTGCGTCGGGAAATGGAGTTTGCGTTTCAACACACGATCTCCAGTTTTAATGTCCCTATTGAGTTGTGAAATAGTTATAAATAGACATTTTTGTCCGATTGAAGAAAAATATTTCTTCAGGGCAACTAACTCGAACATAAGATTGTCTATTTTCCTTTTTTCAGAATCTCCTTCTTTACCCTTAGTGAGAAGCAGGTGATCTATAGTAATTACAACACCTTCTTCTTTCTCACTAAGATTCATATCCAAAACGAATTTCTTTATAGTGGATATGATTTGCTCTACACTGCCAACATTGTCAACATAGTAGATAGGTGAAAGTTTAGTTTCTTCGAGTAAACTTTCAATTTTATTAAAATCTGCATCATTCAAAGGATTTTCAGCCGAGTAGATGTCTTTTACAGACTTGTGCACCTTTGAGGATAGATTACGCGCTATCTGATCTTCAATTCTCATCTCGAATTCGAAGGACAATATCTTAAACTTCTCGTCTGGATTTAGATCTATAAAATCTCTCTTTAAGTTCTCAGCAATCGTACTCTTACCGCTACCAGAAAGACCTGCTATAGTAAATATTCTGTACCAGTCAATTCCGTTTAATAGTGCATTATTCAATTTACGAAACGATGTCTTTAGAGAGGGTGCCATACCCTTTCTACGCATATCTATAAATTCGAGAGCAGTGTGTGCTCCTTTTGATAGATGATTATACTCTAAAGTATTATCTGATTTTTGCACGGCTTAATATAATAGGTTCGTCATCAATTTCATTGTAAGTCTCAAGTCTTAGCCAGTTTACTATGCCTCGCATATACTTCAATCCGTCTTTTGAGGAGGTCTTTCGATCCACGTCTTCTTTTAATTTTGAGAGGAGATGTTGGGGGGCATGTCCGCTGGCTAAGGCTTGAGAATAGAGGGCGTAAGCGCGCGCTTTTTGAGTTCGTAGAGTTCTACCCTCTTCAGTCCCTCTGGGAAATGCTCTCCAGAAAGATTCAAATTCTGAAGAATAATTTTCTTTGTGTGTGCTAAGTGCTATAGCATCTGCTACAACACTTTCGGCGTAAGGAGTTGGGTAGTCGCCGTCTATGTACCCCAATCTTTTTAACTTATCATGTTGAGCCACAGATAAATCTATTTCCCAACCATTAGACGTCATTAGACTGTAAAGATAAACCAATTCTTCCAAAGATATAAAATTATCTTTACAAACAGCCAAAGTTTTTTCAGATATCGTCATTTTTCTCTTCTTTTTAAGAAGTTAATATACTCCAGGTCAGTTGCCTTTGCTAAGGTTTTCACGCCAATAATTCCATTTTCCTCTATATGAGAAGCTACTGAAAGCCCTATCATAACAGCCACTTCCGGAAGCGTGTAGAATTCGCTTACCCACAATGTATTGTTACCAACTCTAGATCCGTATCTATCACAGACCTGAAAGCGATATTGTTGGCGCATTTCACCACGCTTATCATATCGATTATACTCTAAGAGAAATACTGAGATCCTTTTAGAGAACTTCTTGTTTTTCCAGACTACTCTAATGCGCTTTAAACGTTCGTTCGATTTCACAGCCAGGAAACATTTTATGGATGCGAACAAGGGCAGAGAATGTTATTGTTTCTACTGAGGTCCCTTGAAAAAGTAGGTCTATCATGCTACTACTAGTAACCATTATAGCTCGATAGTATCTATCGCCTTTTAACTTTTCTATCCACAATTCCCTTCTGGGGCGTGCGAATTCTCCTGGAGAAAGCTTTATTTCAAACTTTATTATAGTTACGAATTCTGCGTCCTTCGGCGCCATAAAGCGTATACCTCGCTAACTGCCACTTCGGGTAAATGGACAGTATTAGTGCTTATGGTAAAGTTAGGTCCTATTAAAGAGCCTACATACCTATTACTATTAGTACGTGTTACCTTTAATAGGTGTGTTGAGTCGATGTGAGATTTGTAAATCTCAGTCTTCTTATTTTTTTTCATCTTTCGTAGAGTATAAATGGCACCTCTTCTGGGCGCGCTCTTTTTAGAGATGATTGTATTACGGTCGTGTCTCTAAAATAACGAAATAATACTTTTTCTCCAATCTGATAGCATCTAACCTTTGACGATAGTGGGTTAGTTACTTCTTGTGATACAAAGATAGGAAAACGTCCCCCATAGTTGCAAACAGAACAACAAAGTTTAGTGTCTTTTGACACGTATTTCCTTTTTAGATATGTGCTAGCAATGGTGAGATCTACAACGAAGTCTTCGTGACAATATTCACAATTGCATTCGGAATAACGCGACCATTTGTCTTCACGTTTTCCAAAGGTTTCGTTGTTTTCTCCCGCTACATTTGCTTTAAAACAACAACTGGGACACATGTGCATGAGAAGCGTGCCAGCTGCTTCTCTATTCTTAAACTCAAACACATTTACAGCATATTGAATTTTGCACAATTTACATTGGTCAAGGCGTGTCAATATACTCCAATCTGCTGGATTAGTAGCAGTTAATTCTAGAGAATTCTTTTCATGCTCGCATGATTTACAATAACGCACACGACCTCCTGTAAAGTAGTTGGAGACGCGAACCGGAACGTCGAGGATTTTATATCCACTATACAAGTGTTTACTACAAAAGTAGCAATGTTCTTTTAGTGGAGCAGACAAATCCTTTTTAGTGCCAATTCTATGCTGATAGTAGAGTTCTACTTCGTCAGTGAATGTGCCTTCTATAACATATTTTCTAATACGCTCTAGCGCATTTCCTCTCAAATTGTAAGGAGTATCATCGAATAACCTTGGATCCAAATTTGAGTGATCTAAGTACATTTCCTTCGATTCGGAAAAGCACTCCATACAACAAAACGTTTGAGTAGGAACCTTAACCAGCCCTATATTATGGGCCGCCTCGCTCCTCATATATTGGTATATGGGGTAATCCGCTGGAATGTCCTTACAAAACAGGCAAGTATCTTGATTGATACCACCTTTTCTGTACGTTTCAAAGTCATGTGGTAATATTGTACCTCTAGAGTCGAGGTATCGCTTTAATCGATCTGTCATAAAGAGTGCATTACCTTTGTGAATCACCTGCGTCTTTAAGCCTCGTCTATTTAATCTATTTCGGAAGCCTTCAAGCTGAACAGGTCCTAATTTATAGCAACTGTCGCAGCACAAAGACCACGTCAAATTAAACTTAGCATCGGACGCAGGTGACTCAAAGAGAGCTAGCGCAGCGAAGGAGCCATCGCGTTTACCACAAAAGGTGCAGATTTTTTCCGATCTGTTTACCTCGTTAGGTACGATGGTTCCTACGCTGTCTAGGTATATTTGCATATGCTTTGTTATAGCATATGGAGGAATTGGGGAAGAAGCGACCATTTTACATTATTTATATTCTCTGTTCTTTTACGCACCCACTTCTCTTCCTGGGTACCTATCGAGTAGAGGTTAATGAAAAGGGCTACCTTACCCGCTTGTTTTCTAATGCATCTACCAAGACGCTGGATTTGTTCTAACTCAGTCGAGCTGCCAGAAACGGTCATTCCACAGTCTACGTTTTCCACATTGAACCCTTCGTTGAGGGCGTCCACAGAGATTAAGACATTGAATTTTCCCTCGGAATAATCAGAGAGTACCGTTTCGCGTTCAGTTGTTTTAAGTTTCGAGTGGTAAATCCTGCTTGAGGGCCAAGCTTCCTTGAGCTGTTCGGCCATCTTTATAGTCTTGGTAAATATAATCCATTTCTTGGTAGACCACTTCGTCAGTATCTGCTTTACTGCATCGATCTTAGCTGCATTATTATAAAGCACAGACTTTCTAAGTGTCATTCCAGACCAGAATGCTTTAGAGTAGCGAAGCAAATCCTGGTATATGTGAAATACTTCTGTGGGAATTACATTCGACTTGACGAAGTATCGTGCTATGTCAAATGCAC